AATAACAAAGCTAGAATGACTAGTCTTAAATCATTAGAAATTGCTATGAATTTACCTAATGTAATGGATATGCCGATAGATTATAAAAGAAATGATATTACCTTAGATGAGGTATATAATGTTATCTTACCTTATAATCTAAATGATGTAGAAGCTACCTATGAGTTTTATAAGCGTAGTATTGATAAGATTAATCTTAGGAAAGGATTATATTCAAAGTATAACCTACCTTGTATTAATTACCCTGATAGTAAAATTGGTGAAGAATTGGTTTTAAAGCTATATTGTGAAGCAACTGGTAAAGATATATTGGAAACTAAGAAACTACGCTCAGAACGTCTAGAAATGAATCTAGGAGAGTGTATATTTGATTACATAAAGTTTACTGAACCAGAATTTAATGCTTTGCTTGATAAGTTTAAAAATAAAATTATTGTAGAAACTAAAGGTTCTATTGTTGAATCAGTAGTATTTAAAGGTTTTAAATATGATTATGGTACAGGTGGTATACATGGTTGTATTAAACCTGGAGTGTATGAATCAGATGATGAATATCTTATAATTGATGCTGATGTGGCTAGTCTATATCCTAGTATTGCAATTGTTAATGGTTTATATCCTGAACATTTAGGAGAGGAATTTTGTGATGTATATGAAAATGGTATAGTTAAACCTAGATTAGCTGCTAAAAAAGCAGGTGATATGGTTATGGCTGATGGATTTAAATTATCAGCTAATAGTGTATATGGTAAATCTAATGATAAACATAGCTTCTTATATGATCCTATATATACTCTTAAAACTACTTTAAATGGACAATTAATGCTTAGTATGCTATGTGAATGGTTAAACACTAAAATTAGTGATTTAACTATGCTACAAGTTAATACTGATGGTATTACTGTTAAGATTAAACGTACAGATTTAGATTTATATTATGATATATGTAAAAAATGGGAGAAAAATGTAAATTTAACTTTAGAATATGTTGAATATAATAAAATGATTATCAGAGATGTTAATAACTATATAGCTGTATCAACTAAAGGTAAAGTTAAATATAAAGGTGCATTTGAGATTGATAAGGATTATCATAAAGATAATTCATTTAAAATTATACCTATTGCATTAAGTGAGTATTTTGTAAAAGGTATACCTGTCGAAGAAACTATTAAGAATCATACTAATATATATGATTTTTGTGGTAGACAGAAGTTTAAAGGTGGAGATTATGGTACAATAAGTACTATAGTAGGAAATAAAATTGTTGTAGAGAAGCAACAAAAGAATGTTAGGTATTTTATATCTAATAAAGGTAGTTCTTTTGTTAAGAACTATCAAAAAGGAACAACAGAGGTTATTAATAAAGGTTATTTAGTAACTATATTTAATACTTTTGAAAAACAAGAATTAGAAAATTACAATATTAACTATTCTTTTTATATTAAAGAATGTAATAAAGAATTAGATAATATATTAGATAAACAATTAACATTATTTTAAAATGAGATTAAAACAAAGAATACCTACATATATTGTAGGACAAACAGTTACTATTCTCGATAATCTTGAAAATAGAACAACAGATAATGTATCTGATCCAGGAATTGGTGATTTTGGTTTAAATCCAATGTCAAGTTATCAAGGAAGACTTGCATATATACAATCAATTGATATTAATGGTTTTTATAGAATAGATCTTGATGGAAGATCTTGGAGTTGGAGTCCTAATATGTTTAAAGAATCTTATGATTTTGAACCTGTATTAATAAATCCATTACCTGAATATCATGTAGGACAAATTGTAATCATTACTGATACATCAAATCTTAGATTAGGAAGAGATTTTCATGGTTTAACAGTTACGGATACTATGGTGAGAAAAGCAGGTAATCCAGCTAGAATTATGACAGTAAGACCATCCGTGAGAGGAAATATGATGTTATATACTTTACGATTTTTAGGAGATATTAGTCCTGAATCACATAATTGGTCTGCTAGTTGTTTTGTACAATCATATTCTACTGAAAATTTAGTAGCTCAAATTGATGAAGAATTAAATAAACAATCTAAAAATAAAGAAATGAAAGAAGACTTTTCAATTGATGATTTAAAAGAAGGAATGTATATATTTCATGATTCTTATTGTTCAGGAAATAATAGACATATATTAGCAATGATTGCTAATATAGATGGTGATAGATTACATCTTAGATATATTCATAAATCTAATATACGTGATTATCAAATGCAACATAATTTAAATTCTATTGATGAAGAAGAAATTATAAAAATTTTACATTCAGGTTATAGTTCAAGTTTAACTTATACTGCTTCTTTCTATAAACGTGGAACTATGCAATTTATTGCAGATAATATATTTATTCCAAATGATGAAGAATTAAAATTATTATTTAATTTATCAAATGAAAAATTCTTTAAAGAAGATCTAAAAGAAGGAATGTTACCAACACCTGATTTATTTAAAGAATCTAAATTCAAATTAAAAAAAGTAGATATTTTAACTAAAACTGAAAGATTAAAAGATGCTTTTGCATTTCATATTAAAGATAATATTTATGTTCAAAATGTAAGTTTTGGTAAATATAAAACTATTAAATCTGATAAAACTACTAAGGCTATAACTATTACTAAAAAAGATTATAAAGATATTTTAGTTAAATTTAGTGCTGTTAAAATAACAAATTTTGAAGATTCTGCAATGATTTTTGGTCATAAGACTAGAAAAGAAGCAATGTTTAAATCTTTAAAAGCTGATGGTAAATCAAAAAATATCTTTAAAATTCATAATGTAATATTTAATTATGAAAAAAAAGGTAAATTTTATCATGTATTAGAAATTAATGATGGTACTTTAAATCTTAAATTTATATTATCAGATTTAGAATTACTATTACCAAATGTTAATAACTATGTTTTACCAAAAGAACGTGAAATTAAAACTGAAACATTTTGTAAAGTAACTAGAGATAAACTTTTACCTGTTAAAAAAGGTGAAAAAGTTAAAGTGGTTAAAATGTTTAATCGTCATGTACCAGTTAAAGGTACTTATGATAAAAATACAATATGTATTGTAGTAGATAATAACAATAAACAATTTGAGTGTAAAGCTCATCAATTAAAACGTGTATAAATATGTTAACTCTTAAAAAGAAACCAGTAAAAAAAGCTGTAAAACAAGTTCCTGTTAAAAAAGTAGCTGTTAAAAAAGTATTTACTTCATTTAAACCACAAGTTAGAAGTAGACATCCCTCACATAAATGGTTAAGAGAAAACTTACCTTTATTTCCATTTAGAAGCATTATACGCTTAGGTAGTACTATGACCTTACAAGAAGCTTATCCAAGTAAAACAAGTGATCAATTAGCTCGTATTAAAGAAATAAACAGTGTTCAAGGAGTTAAAAATTCTTCTAGTAAACTATTAATGAAACAATGTTTTACTAGAGCTAGTGTTAAAACTGCTGATTGGTTTATATATAATGAAGGTGCATTTTTTAAAGGAGGTATTGTAAATTCAAATGTTGTAGACAGATCTGATTTACCATATCCAATTATAGCTAAATCTCATTATGGTTCACGTGGAGAAGGTAATAGTTTAATTAAAAATCAACAAGAATTAGAATCTTGGATGCGTGGTAAAACTCTTAGTACTTATATCTTTGAAAGATATTATACATATAACCGTGAATATCGTTTACATGTAACTAAGAATGGTTGCTTCTATACTTGTCGTAAGATGCTTAAAAATGATACTCCTGATGATAAAAAGTTTCAACGTCACGATGATAACTGTGTTTGGATAATGGATACTAATCCAGCATTTGATAAACCAGTTAATTGGAAAGAAATTGAAGCTGATTGTGTAAAAGCATTAAAATCATTAGGACTTGATATTGCAGGATTTGATGTTAAAGTACAATCTGCTAAAGATGCTAAAGGTAAAACTAGAGCAACTTGTGATTGGATTGTTATTGAGTCAGGTAGTGCATGTTCACATGGTGAAGTAACTAAAGTAAAATATCGTGAAGAAATTATTAAATTATTAAAGAATGAGTAAATACAGTGATTTTCATAGAATTTCTAATAAAGAACTTGAAATATTAAAATATAATAAAAGATTTGAAAAAATAGATAAAAAAGATGCTATATTGAAAGTACTTAATTATTATCAACCACAACTTAATAAATTAACAGAACGTTTAGAAAAAAAAGTATCTAAATGGGAAGTTGATTTTGAAGAAAATGTTTATAATAATTTTCCACATATATTAGCAGTTTATATATCTAATAATGTTTGTAGTTTTCATCTAAATGAACAATTCTCTAATTGTGGTATTTTAGTATCATCTAAAACTTATTCTTATCATGCTAATTTAGGAATTGGTAGCTTATTACAATGTATTAAAGAAGATATAGCTTATGTATTTGGATATTCATTTTTATCATATACCGATGCTATTTGGACTAATAGAGAGAAAACTAACACTAAATTAATACTTAATACAGGTGCTAAAGAAATCTTTAGAGGACATAATACCAGAAGTAGTAATATGATAGCTATATGGATTAAAGATCTTCATGCTTATTATAAAGAGAGAAAAGTAACAGAATTAACTGAACAAACAGTAGTAGAAACAGAAACAGTAGTAGAAACAAAAGAATTATAAATATGAAAAACAGAATTATTTTATCTGCAGTAATGTTAGGGTCAGACCCTGAGATTTTATTATTTTCACCTTCAGAAAATAGACATGTAACAGGAATTGGTTTAATTGGTGGTACTAAGGAAAAACCTACACCAATTACCAATGATGGACATTTTATTCAAGAAGATGGGGTTGCTGCTGAATTCAATATTCCACCATGTAAAACAGCTGAAGAATATATTAAGAATATTAATTTTGTAAAAAATTATATTCAAGATACTATTTGTACACCTAAAGGATTAATATTAAGTAAAGAAGCTAGTGCTATATTTACTGATTCACAATTAGCATTTAAACAAGCTCAAGAAATTGGTTGTACACCAGATATTGATGCTTGGCAGTTAATTATGAATAGTCCTGAAGGTTATACAAGTAATTTAAGAGCTGTAGGTAAAATTGGCTGCCTCCTTACTAAGTAATTAGTATTGCAAATTGAGTAAAAACGGTGAACAAATGTTAAATTTGATAAATATTTTGAATACCGTGCTAAGACAACAGATAATACTGTTGGACAGTGTAACGCATAGAAGATGAACCTCTTAATTGAGAATATAATTCTTCCAAGAGTACTCAGATCCTAACTATAGTCTATAGTGGATTAAAATATATGCTGAACTATAAGAAGTTAACAGTACTTATAGAACTAAAGGATAAAAAGCCTTTAGGATAACAGGATGGGCCACATCCATGTAGGATATAATAACCCTGATGATAAAACATCATTTGAAATAGCTAAAGCTATGGATTTATTCTTAGGAGTAGGTTCAGTATTATTAGATAAAGATACTCAACGACGTTCTTTATATGGTAAAGCTGGTGCTATGCGTTTAAAATCTTTTGGTATGGAATACCGTACTTTAAGTAATTTTTGGATATTTGATGATAAATTAATTTCATGGGTATTTAATAATACATTAAAAGCTTTAGAGTTTATTAACGCTGAAGGAATAATTACTAACCCTGAAGATATTGTAAAATGTATTAATACATGTGATAAAGAATTAGCATTAGAAATTGTTGATGATTATCATATTGAAATACCTGAATTACAAGAATCTGAAGAACAAACAACAGTTGCATATGCAGGAACTAACTAAATACTTTGATGAACTACCTGTAGATACAGATGTAGTAGCAAGTTAAATAAAAATTTGGAGTTTGTTGTTTTTATTCGTATATTTGTATTATGAAAATATGTACAAAATGTAAAGAACAAAAAGAAATAAATGAATTTCATGTTTTTAAAAATAACAAAGATGGTTTAAGTAATAAATGTAAATCTTGTAAAAAAGAATATGATATTAAATATAGAAAATCTGATAAAATTCAAAATGCTCAAAAGTCTAAACCTTATAGAGATAGGAAAAGAGAATATCAAAAATATAGATTTAATACAGACTTAAGAATACAATTATTACAATCTGCAAAATTTAGAGCTAAAAAGTTAAATTTAAATTTTAATATTGATATAGAAGATATAATAATACCTGAATATTGTCCTATATTAGGAATTAAATTAGAAAGAAAAGAATATGGTAAGGGATTAAGTTTTCAACCTAATTCTCCAAGTCTTGATAAAATAATTCCAGAATTAGGATATACTAAAGATAATGTTATAGTATTATCAATGAAAGCTAATGTTATGAAAAACAATGCAACAAAAGAAGAATTAAAACTATTTAGTGAAAATATAATGAAAATTTTTAATTAACATAAATAAACAAAAATATGATATTATTCAATGCACTTTGTGCAATAACTTTATGGAACCTAATAAGTTCCATTTTTTATTTAAAAAATAAACCAACAAAATTAACATTATATTGTGGATTAATAGGTTACAGTGGTAAAAAGAATTTTAACAAAGATAAAATAAATCTTGTTATGCTTTGGAATTCTTTTGAAAGAGGTAGAGATTCAACTGGAATCTATAGCCCTAAAAACAATTTGATTAAAGAAGCAGATCCTGCTGCTAAATTTCTAAGAGCTAAACCATTTGAAGAAGATAAGTTTCTTATAGCTCATGTTAGAGCTAAAACTATTGGTGCAAATATTGCTAAAAATGCTCATCCTTTTATGGAGGGTAATTATGTTTTAGCACACAATGGTACATTAAAAAACCATTGGGCTTTACTTAGAAAGAATGATTTAAATTATGCTACACATGATGTTGATAGTCATGTTATTTGTAGTATTATAAATAAAGAGAAAAACTTTAATGTTTTATCTGAAATTGATGGTGCAGCAGCATTATTAATTAATGATACAGAAAAACCTGATATTCTATATGTATTTAGAAATGGTGAAAGACCATTATTTAAAGGTTTATTAGATGGTGGAATGTATATTTCATCATTAAAAGAACCTTTAGAACTAATAGGATGTAAGAATATTAAGGAATTTAAAGAAAATTATCTTTATACTATTAAGGATGGTATGATTCAAGGTACTGCTAAGAAAATTGTAAACAAACCTTATTCATCACCTATTACTCCTTCTACTAATACTCCAGTACCAATTAATAATTGGCTTAATAGAAAATATTTAGGATATAATACTCCTGATGCTAAAGACTTATTTAATATTTATTTAGAATTTGATCGTCGTAATAACTATAGATTTAATGATAGTGATTTAACTGAAGGTAAAGAGTATTTAGTACTTGGAGTAATACCTGAAGAAAATTCTGTTGAAGTAGAAAATGACTTTGGAGTTAGACGTAAAGTTAACGCTTACAAATTTAATAGATCTGATGGTTATTTTACTAAAGATGATTATGTTAAAACAAGAGTTAAATTAGTAGTAACAGGTAATGAATCAAAAGTTGCTTTTGAAGAAGAAACTAATGGTTATATTATCAAAGATTATGGTAATGGTACTGTTAATGTTTTAAATTTGGAAACAAATAAGAAATACGATGTACTTAAATCACAATTAAAACGATTAGATGATTTAGAATTAGAAGCATTAGGTCATAATTCAGTTGGTGATTTATTCTCAAATACAAATTTCTTAGTTCAAAATCCAATGATTCCTCAAATTCCACAATCTAATAATACTGATGGGGATAATGAATTAAATTTTGAAGAGTATTATAATCGTGGAGAATATGAAGAGGAATCATTTAAAAATGAAGATGATTTAGAAGTTGAAAGTGAAGAAGAGGAAGAAGATGAATCATTTTATGATTTAAATGTTAACGAAGAAATTTTAATTAATGATTTAGACAATATTAATATTGCAGCTAAAGATTTAGTAGATTATGTTACTCCATTAATTACTTCAGAAAATCTTAGTACTTTTAAAGCTAAAACTATTGAGTTAGATCAAACAATTGGTGAATGTTTAAATAAATATCATGTAACAAAAATAGAATAAAATGCCAACAAATAATAATAATAATACAAGGCCATTTCAAAATTTATGGAGAATAGGTACAGATCCTATTACTCCAGAAGAAGTAAATAGTCTTACTGATCCAGAAGGAGAATTACCTGAAGATCTTACTTTTAATGGAGATCCTCCTGGAGAAGGAAATAATGCAGTATCTAATGAACCTTTTGAAGCTCTATCATCTTCAAGACCATCTCTTACCATTTGGGAACAACAAGTAGAAAGAGCTGCTAGATCATTATCAGAAAGACTAGCATCTAGAAGAATATCGATAATTTCTGGTGGATTATCAAGTACCGATACTCCTTTTGGTGAAGAAGCAACTTTTAAACAACCTGAAATAGATCCTGAAAAATTAGTATCTTTACAAAATGGTGATATAGCTAAATATAAGGATGTAGTAATGATTGATTATCAGTATTATCTTAAAACAGATAATAATATTGTTCCTGATTATTTTAGACCTGAAGAGTATACTCATAAGAATAATTCTACAAGATTAAATGTTGAATTTGATAATGAAGGTTTAGTTAAAAATAAATCTTATGCTTATTATGATCCTAGAAGAATTAGAGCTAATTCTATTATAACAATTGAAGATAGTAGAGATCAATATTTAACAGATTATAATATATTACCTAAAGATAGTTATGTAGAATGTATTAAAACTAATATTTTCTATCATAAAACAGTATCATACAAAGCTGTTTTAAATAAACAACTTAAAATTAAAGCTCGTAAAGCTAATTGTATATATAAACCAAGTTATAATAAAACAAATCTTGCAAAAGATTATGCTATGGGTGTATTATCACCTAGTTTTGTTAAAACTGAAGGTAAACGTTATACATTTGGTTTAGAAATGGAAACTATTAGTGGTATTATTCCTCAATATATGGATTCTGATTTAAATTACTTATCTATTAGAGATGGTAGTTTAAGAGATGAAAATGGTGAAGAATATGGACATGAGTATGTTACTGGAGTATTAGTTGGTGATACTGGTATGCTACAATCTAAAAAACTATGTAATGCTTTAACAAGCCGTTGTATGGTTAATAGAAAGTGTGGTTTACATATGCATACAGGTGGTATTAAATTTAACAATGAGTTGATAGTTTATTTATATAAATTATCATTATTAGTTGAAAAAGAGATTTTTAGTATGATGCCAGTTTCTCGTAGAGAAAATGAATATTGTAAGAAACTAAAACCTTTTAAATTCAATTTCTCAGAAGAAGATTTAAATAATCCAAACAGATATAATGCTCTAATTGAAGAGTATTATACTCAAATTTACAAATTCATTGCTACAAGTGAACACTTACCAAGTGCAAAGTTTAATAAAAAATCTCAACATCCTATGGGAGCTAAATGTGGTTATAATCACAGTACCGCTAGATATTGTTGGATGAACTTTGTACCTACTATCTTTGATACTAGAGGTAATGGACAATATACTATTGAGAATCGTATACATCAAGGTACAACTAACTTTACAAAAGTTAAAAATTGGATTTTGATTAATATGGGTTTAATTTGGTATGCTGAAAATTATGGTAAAGAAATAGCTTTAGCAACTGGATCAATATCTTTAAAATATATCATGAAGTTAGCATATCCTAAATCTCATAAAGAGATTAATGATTATATTGATTTAAGAAGCACTAAATTCAATTGTGAAGATAGTGAAAAAAATAAACAAAATGAACTTAATGATTACTCTGAAGTAGTTGAGAGTAATGATTTAACCTTTAAAAATTTATAAAAATATGTGTTTAATATCTGTGTGTCCAAAAGGCACACCAAAATATACTGATGAAGTTAAAGAATTTATTCAAAATGGATTTAATTCTAACAAAGATGGTTCTGGTTTTATGTACAAAAAGGAAGGAGAGTACTTTGTACATGTAGAAAAAGGATTCTTTAAATTTGATGAATTAATGGTTGCTATTGAAAAAGCAAATTTAAAAGATGAAGATGAATTAGTAATTCACCATAGAATTGGTACTTCAGGTAAAGTTTCTAAAGAAAATACACATCCTTTTGTAATTTCACATGTTCATGAAACAGTTTGTTCTATATCAATTAAAACTAACAAAGCTTGTTTAGTACATAATGGTTATTTTAGTGATATATATGAATATATGTCTAAGAATCCTGATTTTTCAGATACTTATGCTTTTACAAGATATATTATGCCAAATGTAATTGATTTCTATGTACAAGAAACTAAAATGTTTAAAAAAGCATTTTTAGGAATTGTAGGTACTTCTAAAATTTGTGTATTATTTCCTTATCGTAATTTAGTTATGATGGGTAATTTTACAGAAGATAATGGATATTTTCATTCAAATGGAGGTTATAAAAATTGGCGTCATAGAGATGTAGGAGGTGTTGAAGAAACAGCTTTTACAGTGGCTGGTGGGACTAATTCTGGAACCTTATCAGCAGTTGCGGTTGCAAGTAGAAAATTAACTCTTGCACAAGGTAAACAGCCAGTTGTATTAAATGCCCATGTAATTGATATTAATAAATTTAATTATCATCATTTTGTTTATATGGCTAATAATTCTTATGATACAGAAGTATACAGTATACATAAATTTGATGATAGTGATGCAGTTACATTAGAAGATACAAATAGTTCACGTAAGATTTCTAAAATTATTACTAAAAAGTCTTTATATAGCTATTATTCATTTTATCCTAAAAAACAATATGAACCTTTTTATAATGAATATACAGTTTTATTAGCAAGATTAACACCTAGTAAAAATTCATTTAAGAAGATTTATCATATGTTGATGGGAAATAGAGTTTCTGATTTTGCAAATACTATACGTATAAATAAAATAGAAATTACTGTATTAACAGCAATTAACTATTATTTATCATGTGCTGAAAACTATATGAACGATGGTTCTCAATTTAGTAATGTGAAACCTGAAGAATTTTTAAAGAATTTAAGTAGAAATAGAGCTGCAAAAAGACTTAAAGAACTTAAAAATGTTTCTTCAGAATCTACAGGTCAAGATGAAGAAAAAGGTATTCCAACTATAGCTGTAGCTGCAAATGCTTGTCCATGTTGAACACGAAGTAAAAAGAGAAGAAGATTTAGTTTATTTAATAAATAAAATACCTAAATCTTTTTCCAACTTAAACAATTATCAAGAAATAATAAACGTTATTAAAGATATGTTTAATGTTACTGTTACACTAGAGCAGTTAGAAGAATATTATAGCCCTAATGCTAGTGAGATTGAAGAAGATTTAAGACTTCAATTTAAACATTTAGGTTATGCTTAACAACAATGGAATTACAAATTAAGTTAGATAAATTAATACAATATGAATTGAGTTTTGAAGCTTGGTTTATATTGTATTGTTTATTTAATAACAACGAGAAAATTCTAATTGATTATATACAAAACTGTAGAAAAATACCTACTGAAATATTTAATCTTTTAGAAGAAAGACAACTAATTACAATTAACAGACAACAATTACAAGACAATAAAATTGTATATTCTTTATTAAAAATCACAAAAGAAGGTAAATCATTATTTGAATTACCTAATTTTGATCAGATGTTTGAAGAATTAAGACAAGTTTACCCTAAAAGGGTTGGTGGAAAACTAGATGGTAGACCATTACATTCAGATTTAAAGAGATGTAAAGTTTTATATAAAAAGATTATTAATGATGATGTAGAGTTACATAAGAAAATATGTAAATGTGCTTTAATGTATCATCAAGAGAAGCTTAGAACAAATTCTGAAATCTATATGCAAAGTTTACCAACATGGTTACATCAAGAAAATTATAAACAATATATTGATGAAGTTGATAATTACAATGAAATTGTTGAACAATCTAACATAACAACTATATAATGAAGAGTCGAATAGAAGCAGGGTTATATGGTGATTATGAAGGTTTATCTAATGGTCTTACTAGAATTAATGATTATATCTTTGGTTTACAAAGAAGTAGTTATACACTCATAGGAGGATTATCAGGTTCAGCAAAAACAACATTCTTAGATTATATTATATTAAATGCTATACAAGATGCTGAAGCAAAAGGTATTACAATTAATATTATATATTATTCTTGGGAGATTGATGAAACATCTAAAAAAGCTAATTGGCTTTCAATACTAATCTATCAAAAATATGGAATAACAATACCACCTGAAACAATAAAAGGATTTGGTAAATTCAGATTGACAGATGAAGAGAAAGAATTAGTTTATTCAGAACTAGATAATTTAGAAAAGATATTTTCTAAAATTAAATGGATTTGGGAATCATCTAATCCTACAGGAATTTATAAAGAATGTTGGAGTTTTATGGAAAAAAGAGGTACTTTTAAAAAAGAACCTTATATCGATGAAAACAATGAGAGAAAAGAAAGAATTGTTAGTTTTGAATTAAATGATCCTAAAGAATATAATGTAGTTGCAGGTGACCATTTGGCCCTAGCTAAACTAGAGAGAGGATTTACTTTAAAACAAAATATTGACAAGATTTCAGAGTATTCTATTACATGTAGAAATCTATTTAAAATGACTTTTATATGGTTACAACAATTCAACCAAGGTCTTAGCAGCGTTGAGAGAGCAAAATTTAAAGGTGTGGATATTAGTCCACAACAATCAGATTTTAAAGACTCAACAAATCCTTATGCTGATGCTGACGTTGTATTAGGTTTAATGAATCCTCATAAAATGGACATGGATAAGTGTTTAGGTTATGATATTAATTTACCTGGTAGTCATATGAATTTAAGAGATAACTTTAGAATGCTTAAAGTTATTAAAAACAGATTAAGTAGAGATAACATTGCAATAGGTTTATTATTTTTACCAAAAAGTGGTAGTTTCGTAGAACTACCAAAACAAGAAGAGTTAACTACAACATGGTTAGCTAAACATTTAAAATAAGACAAGATAAGTGGGACAAGGAATATTAGTAATCGGAGAATCTGGTAGTGGTAAATCAACCTCTATTGAGAATCTTGAACCAAAAGAAACGTTTATCATCAACGTTAAAAATAAACCTCTACCTTTTAAAGGGTGGAGATCCAATTATATACCTTTTACAAAGGATACACCTACAGGTAATTATATTGGAACAGATGATCCTAATGTGATTTTGCGTATTATGCAACATGTTAGTGATAAAATGCCACATATTAAGACTCTAATTGTAGAGGATTTTCAATATATGGCAGCTAATGAATATATGAATAGAATTAAAGAAACTGGGTTAATTACTGTAGCTCAGAATAAATCTATCTAATTGACTGGAAGTTCCTTAGAGTCTTATACACTCCATAACACAGTAATGATGTTATTATAGTAAAAGAGATAAGAATTGGATAACCAGCAGCCAAGCATCTTTATGAGATGAAGGTTCAACGACTAGTCGAAAGACGTACATTTAATTTAAAAATTATTTGGAAATGGTAGAAACTTTACCTATATTTGTAAATAAAAATTTACACAAATGGGAAATATAAGAAGAAATAATGGTAAAATAACTAAAGAATATAGAGCATGGAAAGCAATGAAAGCTAGATGTTATTCAAAATGTAATAAAAATCATGGAAAATATCATGAAAATAATATACAAGTTTGTGATAATTGGAAATATAGTTTTGAAAACTTTTTAAATGATATGGGATATTGTCCTGAAGGATATTCTTTAGATAGAATTAATAATAATGGTAATTATGAAGCATCTAATTGTAGATGGACTGATAATTTAAAACAATCTAATAACAGAGGAGAATTTAACTTAATTTATACACATAAAGGAGAATCTAAAACTTTAAAAGAATGGTCTAAAATTTTAAATATAAAATATACAACATTATATATGAGAATTACTAGACAAAATTTAAGTTTTGATGAAGCGATTAGTGTTAATAATGAAGATAAATTAACTGAATACAATGGTGAAAAAAGATCACTTAAAGATTGGTGTATTATTTTAAATTTACCTTATAAAACTATTATAGATAGAAAACATCAAGGATGGTCAATAAAAGACTGTTTTGAAAGAACTATTAAAAAAGTTAAGATATAGTCTGATCTCATATGAAAATATGAGTTAACAAAATGTTCAAAAATTTAATGATATTGGTAAAAACATTTATTCAGTAGCAGATATTCATAATAAACTAAGAGATGATTTAATTGTAGTATATATTAATCACCCAGATGAATCAACTGATGCTATGGGAGATCGTAAAGTTAGAGCTAAAACTATAGGCAAAATGGTGGATTCCGTTGTAACTTTAGAAGGATTATTTACTACAGTGTTGTTTACTAAAGTAAAGAAAGGTAAGGAGGGTATGGAATACAGCTTTATTACTCAATCAGATGGTATGACAACTGCAAAGAGTCCTAGAGGAATGTTTGAAACATTAGAAATTCCTAATGATTTAAAATTCGTCATAAACAAAATCAACGAGTACAATAGTTAATTAAGAATAAGTAAAATTTAAAACAAATACAATATATAATATGTTTAATTTAAAAGACGCAGCAACAGAAAAACCAAAATCAAATTATCAACAACCTGGTATTCATGAAAATGAAACTATTTCAGCTGTAAATTTAGGAAAAGCTTCAACAGGTAGTACTTATTTACAATTTGAAACAGCAAGTGCTGATGGTTTAAAAGGTAAATCACCTCAAATGTTCTTAAATGGTGCAGGTGAAACTCCAGTAGATGGTAAAGTTACTGCATGGTCAATTACTGCACGTAATTTAAAAAAGTATCTTTCATCAACTAACAATGTTAGTTTAGAAGAAGCTACTGATATGATTAATGGAGTTGCAACAGTAGAACAATTACAAGCTAAAGTATCTGCTTTATTAGTTGGTAAAAAGTTCCGTGCTAAATACAAAGGTGTACAAACATCTAAAGGTTTCACTATTGCTGAATTATGTGATTCAGAATCAATGCGTGTACCAGCTGAAGAATCATCATTAAAATATGATGCAACTAAAGATTTTGTTCCTTATAAAGGTACACTTCAAGTTGCTCAACCTACAATGACTGCTTCAGCAAATGATGATTCTTTACCATTCTAATTAATAAAATATGGAAATCAAATTATTTTATTGGGAAGAAGAAACAGAAGTTTTTACTTTAATTAGTATTGCTTTTGGTAAATTTTTAAAAGAATAAATAATTAAAATAAAAGGTGCTAAGATAAATCTAGGCTTAATTAGGTTAATGAATTGTACCAGCCTATTATTTTATATAAAATTATGTTTAGTTTAAAAGATGCAATGCCTGATATTAGTACAGATTTAATTCTATCTAAAATATCAGAAGAACAAATTTGGAAGAGATATTGTACTACTTTTGAACAAATTGATAAGTCTTTTTGTTCAGATTTATACAACGATAGAAATCCAGATTGTAGAATATACTATAACAAATCCAATAAACTAGTTTATAAAGATTTTGGTAATGGTGATTCTCATGATTGTTTTAGTTATATTCAAGCTAAATATAATTGCACTTTTAACGAATCATTAAGAATAATTTACAACGATTTTAAGCTTGGAGAACTCAAATTTGATATAATACCTCAACTAGTACTTAATAATGCACCAGAAGTGCTTAAAATGAGTTCTAAGAGTGTTATTGAGATAGTTCCTCAAGCTTTTAATCTTGTAGATTATAATTACTGGAATCAATATGAAATTCCACTTACTTTACTAGAAGAATACAATGTATTTTCTTGTAGTATTGTATATTTACATAAAAATGGTAGAACTATTGAATATAGAACTAGCAGAACAAATCCAATTTATGCATATAGATTTTGTTTTGATGGTAAATATTCATATAAAATTTACTTTCCTTTAGCTGAAAAGAAGAAAAAATGGCTATTTTCTGGAGGTTCAGAGAATGATATTGAAGGTTTTGATCAGTTACCACTATTTGGTGATAATATTATTCTTACTAAAAGTTTAAAAGACTGTATGGTTTATAATTTACTTGGTTATCCTGCGATAGCATTGCAAGGTGAAACAAATAAATTAAAACAAGAACTAGTTAATAAACTATATAGAAGATTTAATAATATTATAATAAATTATGACCAAGATGATCAAGGTATTAAATCTGTAGAAGGTTATATTGATAGAAATGGTAAATTTATTGAAGGATTAAAACAACAATATGGTTTTAAATACTTTTATGTAGATGGAGAAAAAGATTTGAGTGATTTTGTAAAAATGTATGGTTTACAAGAAGCAAGACAAATGATTAATAACAAATTAGAACAACTTAATGACAAAAATTAAAGTAGGTTTTGAAGTAACAGACAATTGGGCTAAAGGTGATTTTAGGGAGTTTATAACTTCTTTAACTAAATTACCTGAAAAATATGAATTATATATTATCTCAAATGATGATAGTAGTGCATATATAAGTTCAGTAGGAGTTACTTTAGGATTACCAACAACTCAGGTATATGTAGTTAATTTTACACAAGATAAACTTGATAAAATTGATGCATTAGGAGTAGAAATATACTTAGAAAATCTAAAGTATGTAGCTGATCAGATTGAAGATACCACAAATGCTTATGGGATTTATGTAAATGAATTACCTAGAAAGTATTATGTAAAACCAACATATATTGTGGACTTTGAAAGGCTTATAAATGGTTTAAATCAGGGGACCTGTGAAGAGAGTTTTGAGCCCAAGGAGTAATAAGGGTAAGATTAAAAATGCAACCGCGTTAGAAGTTAATGGATTAAAGTTTAAATCTAAACTAGAATTATTTACTTATAATAAACTTGTAGAGAGTAATATAAAAGATTTTAAATATGAAGAGGTTAAATTTCAGTTAATGGAACCTTTTACTTATAATAACGATAGCTATGAATTGAAAAAAGATAAGACTTTTAATACTATTAGTGAAAATATTAGAGGTATTACATATTTACCAGATTTTACTTGTATTACTGAAGACAAAAAAGGATGGATTATTGAGGTTAAAGGTTATGCTAATGATGGGTTTGCTAATAAATGGAAAACATTTAAAGAACATTTAGTTAAAAATGGTTATAACGTAACTTTATATAAACCCAATAATCAACAAAATGTATTAACTTGTATAAACTTAATTAAACAAAAATTTTATGAAAATTAAAAATTTAGCTATAATATTTTCAATAGTGGGAATTATGGCACTAGGATTGTATAGACTTTCCGTTTCAAGTGAAGAACCAGTAAGAGAAATACCTAAACCAACAATGATAGCAGATACTGTTAAAATTGATAGTTTTAGTGAAAATGAATTGATTTTAGAAATGCATGATTTAAAAATATTAGCACCAAATATAGTATTAGCTCAAGCTAAACTAGAAACAGGTAATTTTAAATCTTATTTATTTCAAAAATCTAATAATTTATTTGGTTTTAGAAACTTTAACGGTTATATCAAATATGAATCCTGGAAACATTCAGTAGCAGCATATAAGAATTGGCAAGCTAAAAAATATAAAGGAGGAGATTATTATGATTTTCTTGAAGATATTAAATACGCAGAAGATACTTTATATTGCTATAAATTAAAGCAATTTTAATAAATGTCAAAAGTAAATAGAGGAAATCTTTATGATTATTACTTACATTACAATCCTTATACAGGTTATTGGAATGCAGTAAAACGTGATAAAGCTGTTAATTACCTTAATGGTAGATTAGGAGCAAATGATGTTGTGAAACATAAGAATATTGAAGTATTAATTGATTACCTTTCAAAAGAAAAATCTGAATAATGACAGCTGTAGTAGATTTAGATAGTGTAATGTTTAGTATTGGTAATCCTAACAAAGTATTAGGAACTGATGGACAACCATTAAGAAGAGATAATAAGTTTGTTTATGAGGATAAAACAAATGAACAATTAGCTGATAGTTGTGAATTTATTATGAATAAAATCTTAACAAATTCTAAATGCACTGATTATATTGCTTTTATTAAAGGTAATAATACTACTAAGTCTAAAAGATTAATAGACCCAAATTATAAAATGGATAGACATGGTGAATCTCCTAAATGGTGGAATTTTACTAAAGAATATCTTATTCAGAATTGGGGAGTTGTACCTGTAGATAATATTGAAGTAGATGATGCTGTAAATATTACAAGGTTACAAATACCTAATTCATTTATTTGTGCTATTGATTCAGATTTATTAGGATTGCAAGGTACACATTATAATTGGAAGAAAAACGAACTAGTAGGTGAATGGATAACTACTACTGCTGAACAAGCAGAATACAAATTCTGGTCTGATATGATTACTGGAACTCATAATAATACAAAAGGATTACCTGGAAAAGGTGACGCTTTTGTTAAAAAATTATTATCACAAAATGAAAGTATATTTAAAACTTTAAATTCTCAATATTTTAGAAATCAAGTATTTGAAGAATTTATAACACATTTTGGTGAAGAACTAGGAATTGAAGAATTTTATAAGAACTATAAAATGATTAAAATATTAGATAAATATGAAGGATTTGTAATACCAGAACCAATTAGATTTAAAAAGAAAGAAGAATTACGTGAAGAGAAGGGAATATTTGACTAATATTGGTAAGGTTAGGAAGAGTGGAGCAATCAAACATACATTTGCTACTACATTCTTACTACCTACGATAGGTTATTGTGAAAAAGACTTTAATAATAATTTAATTAATGTATATATAGATGAAGATTTGGAAACTCCAACATTAGTACTAGTAATAGATATTAATACATTCTTTACAGATGATATGTTAAAAAGACTTGAAAAAAATCCTATTTATGCAGGATTTGAAAAGTTTGATAGTGAAATTGTTATTAAATTCAGAGTACCACTAAAACACCATGATACTTTTAGAAAGTTTATTAATGGTAAATATAGTGAATTTAACAATGAATATAAACAAGTATTAACAAATATATATGGTTATAAAGTAAATACTATAGGTAAGCTGGTAACAGAATATGATATTATTTATCCAAGAAAAGACAAGAGAAAACAAATAGCAGAGGAATTATCTACACCTCCAAACTCAATTATAGATTATACTTCAATTAAAGAAGTATTTGATAGACCTGATATGGAATATGAGATATATCAATCTTTACAACAAATAAAAGAACAACAAGTACATGAATAAAGAACAAGAAATTCCTTGGGGAGAAATTGGTTATATAACATATAAAAGAACTTATGCAAGAAGATTGAATGAAGAAGATTCAAACTCTGATACTGAAGAATTCAAAGATACAGTATTAAGAGAATTAAAAGCTTGTAAAGATCAATTGAATATAAATTTTACTGAAGAGGAAAAACAAAATTATATTACAACAAGAATGTCTTTGAAATGGTCTGTTGCTGGAAGATTTATGTGGCAATTAGGTACTAAAACAGTTGATAAATTAGGATTACCTAGTTTACAAAATTGTGCATTTGTTACAATAGATTCTCCAATTAGACCTTTTACATGGGCTTTTGAAATGCTTATGTTAGGAGCAGGTGTTGGTTATAATATACAAAAAGAACATGTATATCAAATACCAAAAGTACATTCAAACAAAATAAAAATACAAAGATTAGATGAAAAAGATGCCGATTATATTGTTCCAGATTCAAGAGAAGGATGGGTTAAACTTTTAGGTAAAGTTTTAAAATCTCATTTTTATAGTGGAGAAGGATTTTCTTTTAGTACTCAATTAATTAGAACTAAAGGAGCTCCAATTAAAGGTTTTGGAGGATTAGCATCTGGTCCAGAAGAATTGTGCTGGGGAATAGAAGAGATATCAAAGCTTTTAAATAATCGTTCTGGTCAAAAATTAAGACCTATTGATTGTTTAGATATAATGAATATTATAGGATATGTAGTAGTATCTGGTAATGTTAGAAGATCTGCTCAAATTGCTATAGGTGATTATGATGATTTAGAATTTTTAAAAGCAAAAAGATGGGATTTAGGTAATATCCCTAATTGGAGAGCTATGAGTAACAATTCAGTTGCTTGTAATGAAATATCAAAATTACCAAGTGAATTTTGGGATACATATAATGAAGGTGAACCATATGGGTTAATAAATTTAGAATTATCTCGTAAAGTAGGTAGAACTGGTGATACAAGATATCCAGATCCTAATGTTATGGGTTTTAATCCTTGTGCAGAGCAATCATTAAATAATTTTGAAACGTGTTGTTTAAGTGAAGTATATTTACCAAATATAACTTCATACGAAGAATTATTAAGTATTTTAAGATTAACATATCGAGTAAATAAACATAGTCTTGCTTTAAAATGTAGTTTAAAGGAAACTGAACATATAGTAAATACTAATATGAGAATGGGTATTGGTATGACAGGTATATTACAAGCTACTGAAGAACAAAGAAGTTGGTTAAAAACTGCTTATGATTATATAAGAGCTTATGATAAAGAATATTCATATCATATGAAATGGCCTATTAGTATAAAAATAACAACTTGTAAACCTTCTGGTACATTGAGTTTATTACCAGGAGTTACACCAGGTGTTCATCCAAATCCTGCAGGACCTTATTATATACGTAGAATTAGAATTTCAACAAATTCACCATTGATACATGTATGTAAATTACATGGTTATCATATTGAACCTCAAATTAATTTTGATGGTTCTGAAGATAAAAGTACAATGGTTGTAGAATTCCCATGTAAAGTTCCAGAAGGAACTCCTATTGCTTCTGACTATAGTTGGAAAGAACAATTAGAAATGGTTAGAAGAATTCAAGCTGAATGGTCAGATAATTCAGTTAGCTGTACGGTATATTATAAAAAAGAAGATTTAAACGATATTAAACAATATTTAAACGAAAATTATAAAGATAATTTTAAAACATTATCTTTTTTATTATATCATGGACATGGTTTTAAACAAGCTCCATATGAAACAATAAGTAAAGAAAAATATGAAGAGTTAGTTGTAAAAACTAAACCTATTACTTCTGTACAAGTAAGTGAATCAGATTTTGAAATTACAGACTGTGATAATGGAAGTTGTCCAATAAAATAATTTAAATAAATTATGAAAAATCAACCAAAAAAATTAATTCTAAATAAAAATATTTGGAATAAAACAAAATATAATAGTTATGTTCCTATATTTAAAGGTGTTGAACTAAAAGGTTCTGCATGTAGTTATGAAGAATTAATTAGTTTAGGTGCTAAAAATTATGACAAAAATAGGAGTACAATTTGATTTTGACAAATTAAAAAGACCTGCTACATTAGAAGAATACAAGGATGGGGATAAAACCCCACCTTGTGCTTCTCATGATAAAGAAACTGAATTAGCTGTAGCTAAGGAAAGATTAGCTGAAGTTAAGAATAAAGCAGGTTTAAAATATGACAACGGTAAAACAAGATATGATTTATACCCTTTAGATGCTTATAAAGGTTGTGCAGATGTATTAACATTTGGAGCAGCTAAATATACTCCTAATGGTTGGAGATCAGTTCCTGATGGTAAAAATAGATATTATGCAGCAATGATTAGACATCTTAATGAACAATTAGAATATGCTCAAAATGGTGGTATAGGTTTATGTTTAGATAAAGAAAGTGGTTTACCTACTTTAGATCATGCTCAATGTTGCTTAGTATTTTTAAGGGAAATCAGTAAATAAAACAAAATAATGACAAAAAAACAACAACAAGTATATAATTGGTTATTAAGTAAACCAGGTTATTTAAAAAAAGGTGCTGTAGAAGTATCTTTTAACCAGAAATTTACTAATAACATTACAGATGTAGATATAGCTTTAAAACAAGCTAGAATTGATTATAAGAAGCTTTCAGTTAAATCTGAATTAGTAACACCAGTTATTGAGAAAAGTGTTAAAATACCTTCTAATGCAACTTCTGTTAATATTATAAAATCAAATTGGTATGATATCAATAATGTTTTATGTATTGCAGATACACATGAACCTTTCTGTAAAGAAGGTTACTTAGAACATTGTAAAGAAGTTAAAGAAAAATATCACTGTGGTACAGTTGTACATTTAGGGGATGAAGTAGATTTATGTGCAATATCTCAATGGGAAAAAGATCCTGATGGCTTTAGTGCAGGAACAGAAGCTGAATTAGCTCAATTAGCAATGGAAAAATGGTATAAAGCATTTCCAAATACATTTGTTTGTATTGGAAATCATACTGCTAGACCATTTAGATTAGCTATAACAGCTGGCTTACCTAAAAAGTTTTTAAAAACTTATGAAGAAGCTTGGAATGCACCAAAAGGTTGGAAATGGTCTGAACATTGGGAATTTAATGGTACATTATATACTCATGGAACAGGAATGTCTGGTGAAAAAGCAGCTATTACTTTAGCTACTAGATATCGACAAAATGTAGTTTTAGGACATATTCATAGTTCAGCAGGTATTCAATATAATGCTAGTAAAATAGATTTAGTTTGGGGAATGCAATTAGGGGGAGCAATTGATGATAAATCTTATGCTGCAGCTTATGCTAAAGATCAACTTAAGAAATCTATTGTTGGATGTGGGGTAGTTTTAAATGGTAAATTACCAGTTTATGAACCAATGATTTTATAATGGAAGAATTACTAGAAGAATTAGAAAATTATACTGAATGGATGGAAACTACTGAAGGTGATGAAGTAGAATGTATTTCTATTGAGAATCTAAAAGGTATACTAAAAAAGTATAAAGTAGAATTAATTAAATAAACAACATAAGAGTTACTATAGAATGGTTAAATACTAACAATTAAAATATAATAGTTAATAATTTAAATTTTTACACCCATATTTGTAGTAACTCTTTATCCTGTACCCTTGTATATATTAAATTATAGAAACTCGTATTATTAGAAAGTAAGCCTATCTTAACAAGTGCGGAGCTTAATCTATAGATAAGCAGGATAATCTCAAAATAAAATGGTTTAAATATGAGATTTTTAAAATTAAATAACATGGATAGACAAGAAGGATATTATTGGGTTAAATTTGGTGATGGTTATACTATTGCTCAATTTACAATTACGCAAAAAATGTCAGGTAAAAGTTCAACATGGAGTTTATTTTGTGATGATAATGCTTATACCGATGAAGATTTTGAACATATTAATGAAATAAGAATTAAAGAACCTGGGGAGTTACCTGAATTTTAAAACTATGAAAATATTGGCAATATCCGATACACATGGATTTCATAATCAAATAAAAGATTTTACAGGTATTGATATGATTATACATGCTGGTGATTTTAGTAATCATAAATCACCAATGTTTAATCAATCAGAAGTTGTAGAATTTTTAGAATGGTTTAATGAAATACCTGTAAAATATAAAGTTTGTATAGCTGGGAATCATGATACAAGTATTGAAGCAGGTTTAGTAAAACCTAAAGAAGATTTTAAAAATATAATTTATTTAGAACATGAATCAATTAACATTGAAGGTATTAATATATTTGGTAGTCCTTATACACCAAGATTTGGTAGTTGGTCTTTCATGAAAGATAGGGGTAAATTAGATCCTTACTGGCAACAAATACCTGAAAATACTGATATATTAGTAGTTCATGGTCCACCTAAAGGTATATTAGATTTATCTTATGATAGAGATGATATGTTAGAATATTGTGGCGATAAAGAACTATTTAATCATGTGTTAAGAGTTAAACCTAAACATATGATATTTGGGCATATACATAATTTTCAAGATTGTTATAATTCTGGTAGTAAAACTATTAAAGAATTACCAACAATATTTCACAATGTATCATGTGTTACAGATAGAAATTTTGATTTAGGTTTAACAAGTAAAGGACAAATTATAGAATATGAATATAAAAATTAAAAAATTAAATGATGCTGCAACTATACCCACTAGAGGTACAGAACATTCAGCAGGTATGGACTTAACTGCTATAAGTAAGGAAGTAATAGATAATGGTAAATATGGTTATATAAACTATGGTACAGGATTAGCATTTGCTATACCTGAAGGACATGTTGGTCTATTATTTCCTAGAAGTTCAATAAGTAAAACAGGTTTAATCTTAAGTAATTCATGTGGAATCATCGACTCAGATTACAGAGGAGAAGTTACTATGAGATTTAAACATATTAAAGATACTGATGATTATAATATAGGTGATAGAATAGGACAATTAATTATTGTACCTTATCCTCAAGTTACATTTGAAGAAGTATCTGAATTAGATGAAACAGTTAGGGGGACTGGTGGATATGGCTCCACAGGATCATAAGTTACCTACCGCTGAAGAATTTTTTAATTTAAAAGCTCAAGAAAAAGGATGGGAAGATTTTCATCATTACTTAGCATTTGATAGCTCACATTCTGATTTTGAAACTAAATTATTGTTAGAGTGGAATAAAGAATTTGCTAAATTACATGTTGAAGCTGCTTTGAAAGAAGCGATTTATAATGTTGAAATAAATAATTATGACAAAAGTATTAAACTTAGTAGACCTAGATAAGTCTGACATAAAATATCTACATCAGAAATTTCCTGATGGTCAACAAAATATTGTTATTCCAATTGCAACTAAGCTTTTTAATGGTGTTATTCAACCAATTCAAATTAAATCAAGATTAAATAATTGGTTAGATTTAGAATTAATTACTTGTGCTGTATCATGTTTACGTGAGTTAGACATAACGGAAATACACTTATATGTACCGTATATTATGGGTGCTAGAAGTGATAGAAAGTTTGAAGAAGGTGGTAATAATTATGTTAAACATGTTATTGCACCAGCTCTTAATAATCTAAAACTTAAATCAGTTACTTGTATTGATCCTCATAGTGATGTATTAGAAGCTTGTATTAATAATTTCAAGAAAATGGATAACTTTATGTTAACTACTTGGGTTATGAATTTACAATTAAAAGATTATAATTTTAAAAATAGTATTTTAGTATCACCAGATGCAGGAGCAAGTAAAAAAATCTATAAATTAGCTGAACAAATAGGTTATAACAGAGATATTATTACTTGTAGTAAGGATAGAGATATTAATGGTAAGTTAACTAAAACTGTTGTACCATTAGAAACTAATAAATTATCAGGTACTATTATTGAAAATAGAACTAAAGATTATATCATAATTGATGATATTTGTGATGGTGGGGCAACATTTATTAATATTGCTAAACAGTTAAAAAATCAGTTTGTTACAGGCAAAATATATCTCATAGTAACACATGGTATATTCTCTAAAGGATTAGGTGAATTACAACAATATTTTGATGGTATTTATACCACAAATTCCTATAAACA